CTTCCTATCTGAAGCAGGTGTACACTCACGTGTATGCTTTCTCTGATACGCTGAGAGAGTTTGTCAAGATTTTTGTTAATGCTGCTGCTGCTTCCAAGCAGCTTGCTACAAAGCTGGCTGAGGAGAAGCGTCCCAGGACGATTGCTGAGCAGCGTGGCTCTCCCAAGGCAGAGAAGAAGCCTGTTCCCCAACAGAAGAAGAAGGTTGTCGCAGTCAACAACACCAATGTGAAGGCTGGACCCGCTCCTGCTGTCAACGCTTGGGCTCAGCGTCAAGCCGAGTTTGACCTAGCGAAGGACCTTGTTGCTGTCGCGGAGCCAGAGGTTGTTGCCGAGATTGTCGAGGAGCCAGAGGTTGTTGCCGAGGCTGACAAGGAGGAGGTTGAGGCAGAGTTTGTCGAGGTTTCTCGCAAGAAGGTAACTGTTACCACGACCAAGACGGCACCGAAGGCAAATAAGCCAATTGCGAAGGGTGCATCGCGTGCCAAGGCTCTTGCTGCTATCGCCTAAACAGCAACACATGACAAACGGATTAACGGACATGGATTAACGGATTAACGGATTAACGGGAACTAATAAACTAATAAATTTTTTTATATTTTTGTTTTTTGTATTGAATTATTAAATTATAACTTATTTTATTATTAGAATTACGCTTTTATTTTATTTATTTTTTCACTATATATATCATAATATATATGCCCGGAGGTTTATTAAATATTTTATGTTATGGATGTAATGATCTATATCTCACTGGTGCACCTCAGATAACATTTTTTAAAACAGCTTATAGAAGATATACAAACTTTGCAATAGAATCGGTAGAAGTAAAGCCGAATACCAATACGAATTTTGGTCAAGAAGTTGCATTTTTAATTGATAGAAATGGCGATTTAATTAGTAAGACATATTTAAAGATTGATTTGCCACAAACAGTATTTACTTTTAATGAATTTCAATTTAATAGACCAGCTATTGTTTATACAAATCCACAAGCTCAAACAAATTATGGTTATGTGACAGAGTTTATGAAATATAATGTAGCCGCTTACAGAAGCATTATTCGTAACAAAGATGTTATTGGTTTAACAACATTTAATATTCGTGATGATATAAATGTTTTATTTAACGTACAAGGTCAAACAGCACTCAATAATTATAATACATTATATAATACAGGATTATCAACTCTAATTAAATATTATTTAAAAACATCAAATATTTATGATCAAACACAAAAATATTTTTTTACTGATACATCTAATAATAATGTTATAAATACTATAATGAATATTGCAGAATCAAGTATTAAATCAAGTATTAAAGTTCAGGAATATTATTATGAAGAATATAACCAATATCTAAGAGAATATAATGATTATCAAAATCCAAATATGAAATTCTCGTGGAACCAAGATATTGGTCATAATATAATTGAATATATTGATGTTTATATAGGAGGTGAATTTATTGATAGAGTCGAAGGAGAATTTTTAAAATCTTGGTTTGAACTATCTATACACGAAACATTAATACCGACTTATAATAAATTGATTGGACAAGTTCCAGAATTAACAACATTCGATAGAACAACTAAACCTCAATTTACTATTTTATTACCATTACAATTTTGGTTTTGTAGAAATCTTGGTTCAGCATTTCCACTTGTTGCATCACAACATAATGATTTTATTATTAAAGTTAAATTTAGACAGTTAAATAATTGTGCAACAATTGAAAATATTTCGGGATATAATTATACATTGGATGATTTATGGGATTCTAAATCTTATAATCTTAATGTATCATTATTTGTAGATTATATTTATCTTGATGGTTTAGAGCGAAGAAAATTTGCTCAATCAGCACACGAATATTTAATTGAAACTACACAAGTATTTATGGATATAGTTAGAACGCCATCATATACAATACATCTAGATTATAGGCATCCTTGTAAAGAAGTTATATTTTTCTTTCAGAAAGAAGCATATAGAATTGATATAACTGGTAAGAATAATAATGATTATGTTAATTATTCAATTGATTCATCTGGAACCACTGGTCCTTTAATAAATGCACAATTATTAATTAATGGTGAAACTAAAGTACATCAAAATATAGGTACTCATCAATATTTTAATATTATACAACCAATGGAACTTCATACAAGAACACCTAAAGTTGGTATATATAATTTAGGATTTTGTTTAAATGCAGAAGAAATACAACCATCTGGTACACTAAATTTATCAAGACTAAAAGACTTTTTATTTATATTTAATCTAAAATCAGAAGCATTCACATATTATTCATCTGATATTGATCCAACAATAACTCCCGGTTCACTAAATGATCAACAATTACCAACAAACTTAATATTTAAAATGTATGCCAGATGTTATAATATATTAAGAATTTGTAATGGTTATACTGGTTTAGCATTTTCTGCATCTTAGTTCATGTAATAATAAATAAATTAATGTAATAATAAATAAGTTAATGTAATAATAAATAAATCAAATACAAATAATTAATTTAAGAATATATTTATATATACATTCTTAAATGCCCAGCGGTAGTATTTTACAATTAGTAGCTATTGGTTTAGATACAGTATATTTAACAGGTGACCCACAAATAACTTTGTTTAAAATGGTTTATAGAAGACATACAAATTTTACGATTGTTCCACAAAATGAAATTATACAAGATGTGAAAAAACTTGATTTAGAAACAAACTATACATTATTAAAAAGAGGTGATTGTATATCAAATTTACATTTGATAATTAACATTGGTGATTTTGACGTAAGATATTTAGATCCAACAAATATAAATGTAAAAAATACATTTAAAAAATTTTTTTTAAATTGGATAACATCATATCAACCAGATTATATTATAACAAAAGCAAATTATGATACAAATAAAAAAGGTGTAAATAAAATTTATGACCAAGTATATAATTATGTTCAAAATAATAATAATTTTTTAAGATTTATAAATGATATTACATACGGAATTACAAATTATTTTACATATAAAAATTTGCCAACACCAAATCAAAGAAAGATAAATAGAATCTATAATGACACGAGTTTTGATGTATCAAAAAATCTTATATCATTGCAATTAGATAATATTAATGAATATTTTACAAATGAACAATATTTAGAATTATATGAATATGTATCGCAAAATATAATTATAGGTAATGTAAATGGCGTATATCCATCAGATATTTTAACAAATTTAAATCAAATTTATTTGTATTTAATTGAGAATAAGAGTAGAATTGAATTTGTTGATAATTTTATTAGATATATTTATGATTATGGTTATGGAATATTTTATCTAAATCCAGATTATTCATATCATTCTGATGGAGCAGATCATAGAGTGTTAAAATTTTATGAATTAGATTCATCAGGTAATTATATTTTAGATTCATCTGGAAATAAAATTCCTAAATCAACAAATCTATCTACAAATACAATTCTAAGTTCGAGAATATTTGATATATGTAAATCATATCAATTAGATGTTGATATATCTGGTATAAATATTGTAACACCATATTTAATTCGAGATAAATTATATGATGAATATTTATATACAATTTGTGATACATCATCAAATATACTCGATGTATCAAATAATGAAGATATACAAAACATGTCTGCTTTATTTGTATTATTAAATGAGATTAATCCATCGTCTGCCACAACATTTCTAGCTAAAAAAATAAATGATTATTATTCATTTGAATTAGATTATTACTATTCAAATGTAAATTATACAAATCTAAATTCGCAATTAAATAATTATAAAACTTTTGATTCATATATTATATTATTTCGATATATAAATAGTCTATTATCAAATGAGATAATAAATGATGAGACATTAAGAACATTAAAACCATACATTATTACAAATATAAAAGAAAATCTAATTGCTAATATTTTAATATTTTATCAATTAATGGTTGTATTAAGACAATCATATTTTAGTTATTATTTTCATTATAGATTATCATTATATAAATCATTTACAAATTATGTTCAAACAACACCAATTGATTATACAAATGTTCAAAGTGATTTCCAAACATTAAATCTTTTATTACCCACAACATTAAATGTTAACGATGGATTATTTGATTTAATACTAAATGTTGGAGATAATATTTTTTTTAAAAATGATATTAATGATTATTTAAATTCTATTACAGGCACAATAAATTCTGGTACACAAAATGCATTGATATCCGAATATCTAAATCAGTATACATTATGGGCTCCGTATACAATCGATAATCAAAAAACATTGTTGCAACAGATTCAAATTCCGAATGCTGGTACGGGATATACATCACTTGATTTATATTCTATATTAACTGATGTATCAAATAATTATTATACACTTAATGAAAATGCACAAAAACGTGTTGTAATTATGAATTATTTGCCATTATTCTTAATAAATGAAATTCCACTTGCTATTAATACTAATCTTTCTTATCTAAATGGTTCTATTGGTCTTTCTGGCGGTTCTTTAACATCTCTAGATCTATCTGACAATACTATTAGTTTTAAAACAGATTTATATGAAACCATTACTAAAAATGTAATATTAGATTCTGTCTCGCCAAATGCATCACTTGTAGGAGAATATGAATTAATTAATCCATTTGCAAATAAATATGTTCCAAGTACAAATAATTTTGCCTTATACTTCTTAGTAAGACCAGAAAAAGGTTTTGAAATTTCTGGTAATAGTGTAGATGGTAAAACATACTATATACCAAATATAAGAGGTGTAATAGAGACATTTAGAAGAAAATATTTTGATATTATAAAAACTTTGACAGGAGAAACACCAAATAAAAGAATATTTGCATTTGAAGTTATTAACTATGTCCTAGATAGTTTTATGCGTTTTGATTTTGATACAGTATTTGATCCATCTAATATTGCCTCATCAAGATATGATTTATATGTAACTAGATTTTTAAAATATGATACTACATTTAGAACATATACAAATAGTTTTACATTAAAAGATAATAGAATAACAAAATATATGTATGCACAATCATCAGTATATAATTTCTTACATTTTAAAGCAACTGATTTTATTAATAGATTCTATAATGATATTGCATTAAATTCCAATTATTATCAAACAAAATTAGGATTATGTATGGATGATTTACTACAAATATTTTATGATGAATTAACAACAAAAATATCAACTTCGCCTCATAACTATTTCACTGGTACAACTGTTACAAGTTTTGATCAATCTGGAAATATTTATCCAAGAATTGATTGTTCCTATAATTTAGTTGATATAAGCGGAACTGGAAATTTTGAATCATTTATTTATAATCAAACTGGTAATAATATTACAATACCGGTAAAATTATCTGGTTATGATTTTAATGATTTTCAAAATGCATATTCTTATAGTGATTTTGAACACTTGATTGATGGGAGTGGCATAGATATTGTTGGTATGTTAAATTATTCAAATCAAAATTTAGCATTGCTACAATATTATCAAACACGTTATAATTCCTATAAAGGGTTATTACAGATTAATAATCTATACCAATCAGATATTAGTTATAACTTAGTTTCTGATGTTGTTGATTATTATAATACAGGTGTAACAAGTCCAGATGCATATATGTTATCAGTAATGAGTTTGGTAAAAACATCAATTGTTTCTAATTATAATTTTTTTGGTGATTGTATATATGGAGTTGATTCTAGTGGTGTTGGTAATTTAGTAAATTGGAGTATACAAGACTTAATAACATCTATGACTGCTGGTTTAAATCCTTTTATATATGCTTCAACTCCAAATTTGTATAATTGTTATGTCTACCACAATTCTCAATCTACACAAATATTGGCATATTTTAATCAAGATGATTTAATTGATGCATTATTCCGTACTGAATTATTTACAACATTATATAATAGTTTTGCAAAAAAAAGTGATGTAATTAAATTTGTTGTTAATTATTTTATTAATAAAACGGATGGTGCTTATTTATTAAATTATTCAACACAAAATATTACAGAACTAATTAATTATATTAACAGTTATTTGAATAAAAATAAAAATTATTATTATGATATCGTAACAAATATTTTATATAATAACGATTTACCAATACCCGCAACAACAGAAATTGATTATTCTAATCAAAATTATTCATTTTATTATCCAATTTTAGAATTTTCACAAACAAGAATGACCTATGAAAATAGTCCTTGTGATAATATTATTTCATCAATGATTGATAATCTACCAGCAGAATATTCATGGGTTAATGAACCAGGATTATATTTATTTGAATATATGAATTTAATGTTTAACGGTGATATTTTTGATTCATATAACTCAAATTTATTATCATTAAAATCAAAATTATTTACAGAAGCATATAAACTAAGAGGTTATAATAAATTAATTCAAAACACACAAGATATGCTAACATATAATAAATCTAATAAATCAAATAAAGAATTTGTATTACCATTAGACTTTTATTTTTGTAGAGAAATTACAAGTTCTTTACCAATGTCTAATATATTATATACTGATGTAACATTAAATTTTAAGACAAGAAAACTAGAAGATTTACTTGTAATAACTGATGGTGCATTTATTAAAAAACAACCAAAGATTAATTGTAGATTAATTGTAGATTATGTATATCTTGAAATGGAAGAAAGATTAAGAATAGCTGCATTAAAATTAGAATTTTTAGCTGACCATTATAAATATGGACGAAAATTTACATATAGATATTCTGATTTAATTAATGGTAAGATAAGAGAAAGATTATATTTTGCAGATCCAACAAAATTTATTCTTTGGCGTGTAAAATCAAAAAATAATGATAAACAAAACTGGAATATAAATGATTATTTTAAGATTAATAAAACAATTTATACATATTCTATTAATAATTATTTACCATATAGTGTATTTCGTCTTAATGTTCAACAACTACAAATTATAAAAAACATTGCATTTTATTTTAATGGAAATAAGAGACAAGAAGGTTCGTATAGATATTTTAATTCTGTTGTACCATATGAATGTAATCTTGGTTCATTAAATGTAGGAGAATTTATATACTCGTTTAGTTTAAATCCTAAACTAATACAACCATCTGGTGCTGCAAATCTTACACAAATAGAAGAATTAGAGATTGAGCAAGAATTGAATCCCGATTATTTAGAAATTATGAAAAATGAGAATTTGGAAATTGAAGTTGAATTTTTTTCCTATTCATATCAAATCTTAAGAATAATATCTGGTTTTGCAGCTCCAGCTTTTATAAATACAAAATAAAAAAATGAAAAAAGGTATCTAAATATAAAGGAATTTAAATATAACGAAAAAATATGATAATAATAAATTCGGCACATCCATATGCATCTTTAATTGGTACAATAAGTGGTATAATAATTGGTTTAGGATTCATTAAATATGATGAATACACATATAATAAACAAAAATATAAAAATTATACTCATGATAGAGAAGAAGTTGAGTTTGATAAATATTTATCATCTCTCGAAAAGCAACGCTCCAAAACCATTTGATATTCGAAGAATATTATGTGATTCTGTATATGATCTAAAATATCCGAGATTGTTTGTTGATAAAATTGGATTAACTTGTATTTTTGCCCTGATTGTTTCTATTTTTGACATATTACATGAACCAGATGGTTGTGATGAATTCATTTCTATTTCATAGGAATATAAATTAACTCCAGGTGGACCTGTATTTCTAGTATGTTGGAATTTTTGAACATTTTCAAAATATTTTGAATTTCTAAAAGATATTCTTTCTCTATCATTCAATAAAATTGTGGCTGCTGAAATTAGATTTGTAGAATTAGTTTGGTTTAAATCAAATGTATCAACATAATTATCATAATTCTTTGCATTATATTGATATGCCAACTGCAATAGAAAGATTGTAAATTTTGCAGGATTATCAACATTCAATTCAATCATTTCCATCGGACCAGTTACTTCATCAAATTCTGTATAAAATAATTGGTCAATCAAATAATCGTTTTTTGATTGTGAAAATTTTAATCTTTCATCATCATCAAGATAAATAAAATTTATTAATAAATAACAATCACCTAGATGTAGATATTGTGTTGCTTGATCTTGTGGATATGCTATTGGTGTAATTATTTTTGTTGTAGATTGCTGAACATATGGATACACATAAAAATTAGTTGTTTGACCAATAATTTTATATTTTGCTGTATTAATTGTATTATACGGAATTGATGAAAAATTATTTGTTGTTATTTGATAATAATATAATTGACGTGTTAAAACATTATAAGATAAAAAATATCCAGCAGCAATTACACCATCAATATTTTGTACAATTACCTCATTTTCTTTAAAGTTTACAATATCAGCATCACAATATATATTATGAGTTGGTGTAACTTTTAAACAATATTCAAGTGATTGAAATTCTACATTAATCTTAACATCTGAATATAATAGAGCTATTAATGGTAAAGCATTACCAGCATATTTACAGAACCAAAATTGTAGAGGTACATATAATTTATATGATTTTTTACCATTTGTAAATTGTGTTAGCTCGTCAATATTACCAATAATTTTTGCAGCTTTGTCTGGTTGAGGATTAAATAATTCATTCCATAAATACATCCATTCACCATAATGTTTATTTATTATTCTACCATTAATCTCTATTGATATTGATTTAATTATTCGATAACCAATATCTTTAACCCATGCTACTTTTGTTATTCCATCGGATACTTCATCAATCTGTGGTAAAGTTATTACAAGTGACGATTGATTAATAAGATCTCCGCTTTTAGTTATTAACGATGTAACTTTTGTATCAAAATCAACTGTTTTCTGAATAAAATTCTGCCTTATCTCTTCAATTGAAAAATTAGTATGTCTTCTATAAACTATTTTAAAATATGTTATTTGAGGATCTTCTGATAAAAAAATATCTTCAATACCTCTAGCAGCTAAATGCATTGTGCCACCAGTCATTTATATATATAAATAATCATAAAATATTATTCCTTAAAAACACAAAATAAATAAAAAAATAAAATAACTAATAACTAATAACTAATAAATAATAACTAATAACTAATAAATAATAACTAAATAACTAATAACTAATAAACAAGTCTAGCAAGTAATGGAATTTGTACTTTATTGTATAGAATTTGGAATATTAAATTTTGTCTTGTAATATTTGCCTGAATCTTTTTATTTACTTTATTAACTAAATCAGATAATTGTGTCTTATTATTTCTAATATCTTTAAAATCATCTAATTCTGTCTTGTCTTTTTCTTTTTCATCAATTAATTTAATTAAATCTGTATAAACTCTAAGATCTTCTAATAATCTTGGTAAATCTAATTCTAATTTACTCATCTTTTCAATTGTATCATAAATTCTTTTTTGGTCGTTATCTACAAGTGGTACACCAGCTTTATCAAGTTCTGAAAATAATACATCAAATAATTTTTTAATCTGTGAAGCATTTTCAGAATATTCACCACCACCACCAGACATAATGTATCTAATATTATCTGGATATAATGTATTTATATTGTTAACTGAAAAATCTTTTGTATATAACAACATATCTGCTAAAGAATCAGATTTTTTTGATTTATTTTGTAAACCTTCAGGTGTTTTAAATGTTGTTAAACCATATAAATTTTTTGATGGAACTGGATTAAGAATTACAGGATTAGATCTAATAACATTAATAATAGTTCTAATATATTTAGAAAGATTTTTATTTTTCAAAACTACTTTTCTAATTGGTGTTTTGCTTAACCATGATTCAAATGTTTCACATATTGATGTTCCAAATTCTTTGGTAATTTTTACACCAAGATTTTGTAAAATAACAAGCATAATCTTTGGATTAATATTTTGTATTGTATTAACATCAACATCAAATAAATCATCATTTTCAAGTTCAGCTACACATCTTGATATATCACCGGGTTTAGCATCTAATAAACATTTATAAACATCTGAACATGTACCAATACTTGGTGTTCGTTTAATTCCTGTACCATAACAAATCCCTGCTTCTTTTAAGTCTTTCTCTAATTTGACATCATCTAATTCAACGCCATTTCTAACCAAATTACCATTTGCATTTCTAGTGAAATTTAATCTAACTAATTCAGGTTCTTCAGGATATAAATTTTCTAAAGTTTCAGTAGATGATGGAACATATTTATATAAGTCTACATTTTTACCACTGTTTTGTATTACATTTTGAATAAAACTGACATATGATAATTTTTCTTTATAAGTTAGTTGTTTTCCAGAATCATATTCTTTTCTCATCAAATCTTGATTGGATTCATCTATTATTTTATCAGGTTGACCACTTGTGTATTTAAATTTAGTATTAATTGGTAGAAATGGTAAAGTCTCTCTAAATAGAATTTTTCCATTTTTAGCTCTTCGTAAATGTATTTTAATATTTGCAGGATCATATATAGAAAGATTATCAAAATCTCTAACCAAAATATCATTTCCGCCATCTTTTTTTATTAAATATAAATGTGTAGAATAAAATTTTCTTGCAACAGGTGAGAGTTCTTTCCATCTTAAATATACTTGTTTATATATTTTATTTGCATTTACATCATTTGCTGTTCTTCCATCGATTAATTTATGCCAATAACCAATATTTTGTGGCACCTTACCACAAAAATCATATATTAATACATCATCTGTTTTATCAAGTCCTTCATAATTTTTTTTTAACATTAATTGAAATAAAGGTTCCCCTTTAATTGTATCAGCTGTTTCTTTATGATTAATAGGTGAAGCAAAATCTTCGCCTATATAATTATAACGTAAGAATAATAGAGCTTTTTCATCATCATTTACAAAAGGTAATAAATCTCTGTGCATATATATAATTTATATAATAAAAAAAAATAAAATTTATATCAAAAATAATTTAATTGACAGGGCTTAATGCATTAGAACCACCTTTTAAGAGTAATTGTAAAAGGGGCATTTGAACTCTGTTGACAAGATCAGTTGATAATTGTGTTTGATCGCGAAGATTCTTAACAATGCAATCATTAAGATTACCAAGAGTTTCACCAGTAATATTTTGGCTTCTAACATCAGTAATGTCTTTGAGTGTGACATTTTCAGTTGATACAGATTGAGCTGGATTTAAAGCAGCATTCAATTTGCTAAATAATTTAGCATCATCCATTAATTGTGTTAAGTTAGATTCTAATTTGTCTAATTTGGAAATTGTAGCTTCAATGCGTGCTTTATCAGAATCAACTAAAACTTTACCATTCTTTTCCATTTCAGCAAAAATCATGTTAAATGCTTGTCTAATATTTTCAGCATTTGGGCATTCTGCTCTACCACCGCCCATTTGGAATGGCATGCGTACTCTTCCAGAAACATTTGCAATTTGAAGAGCTAAAGGAAGTTGCATTGATTGAGCGAGTTGTTGGGGAGCAAATAATAAACCATCAACAACAGATTCTGCAACTCTTCTTTCTGGGAAGGGATTACGGAATACAGTTAAACCAGTCTTTCTAGCAAAATCAGATAAAACACCATTCTTAAGATCAGCATTGATAATAGCAGGATTGGAACGAACAATATCAACAACAGCTCTAAGATATTCCATTAATTTTTTATTTCCTTTAATAGCTTCTGCAGTTGAGGCATCAACAGTTCTGGATAATTTGCCAGACCATTCTTCGAATGTAGGAGGAAGAACTACATTTGAACCTGCTTCTCTACGTGGTTTAAAGCCAAAAGTTCTTAAAAGTTGTACTGCTACTTTAGGATTCATTAAAGCTACTTCTTTACGGGC